ATGCATAGTTTGTACCATCAACCTGTGTGGTAAACTTTGTGCCCTTTGCAATAGTCACAGATGCAAGAGAAGAATTATTGACAGTTACATCAAGATATGCAACAGGAGAACGAGCAGACCTTGGAGTATAACCTAAAGTCTTTGCATGAGATACAACAGAAGAACGTAGAGTCGCAGTATCCAAATAGGCTTCGTTGATTGCCATGTTTGCGTTCATACCCAAGTAATGAGTATTGTATGCAAGTAAATCAATAAGTGCAGAAAGACCAGAACCCTCAAAATTATAATCTGAGAACTCAGTCTGGTTCTTCATGAATGTTTTTAGATTTGCTTTGATATCATCAAAATCTAATTCTGTGACTTGTAGTTTGGTTGCCATCTTATCTTAATCTCTCTAGGAATAAGTTTACTGTTGCTGCACCACTTGGGGAATTAACAACGAAAAATTCTATAATGAGTTCGTATCTATTGTTGTCTGGTTCTGCAAGAGAAATAACATTAATCAATTCGACTCGTGGTTCAAAGTTATTGATTACATCTTCAACACTTCTTCTTAGAACCTCAGCGGTAACACTTGTTACTGGTTCAAACAGAATCTTACGAACATTAGAACCAATCTCTGGATGAAAAGGTCTTTCATAGAAATTAGTATTGATGAGATTCCGTACACTGCGTTTAACTGCCTCGATATCAGTCAGTTTACCAATATCACCAGTGACAGGATGCCGTGCAAAATTCAGATTTATATCTTTATAAATCTGTGCGCTTCGTTCTGAATTGTTGGTCGCTTCAGCATCTCTGAATGCAGTTGGGTTCGCAGCCATTTACTTCTCCTTATTTGTATTTATAACGAAAACCTAACGCTTGCGAATTACTTCACCCAATTGACCAATCTTTGAAAACTGCATGGGTCTACCATTGGTATCCATAACAATGTTGTCATTGATTACGCCTGTAATATATTTCCCAAACTCTCCATTGTATAAACATGGTTTCACTTCCTGCTCGTTCAAGTATCTCTTGCGAACAATACTTGCACCACCTTTCTGTGATTTAACGCCGGCCATTATAGTGTTACTTTACCCTCTCTTATAAGTTTTGCACGATTTGCTTCGTGTTTCATTTTAATTTCTTCTTTACTTCCACCGAAGTATGCAACCGCATGACCTTCTTCAACCATAGTATCACTCAGAAGTTTTCCATCTTCATCAATGTGGAAATCTCCAAGTATTCTTCCGAACTTGCCTTTTGCATCATACTCTTTGCAAACTAAAACTTGCATCGAACCAATGGGTAGTAAATCTTTAACTCTTCCTTTTGCGGCAAGTCCAAAAACTTTTTCTGTTGCGTCACTCGTTCTACTTTCGGGGGTGTCAATTCCAACCACACGCACCCTCTCGCTGTGCAACCAGACACCAAACCCAAGGTCAATATCAATATCAACCGTATCACCATCTACTACCTTTAATACCTTACATCTATATTCATACATTAATATCCTGCTCCTCTAAGTGTTTCTAATGCCCATCCATATTGTGATGCTCGTGAACCAGTTGGCCCCCAATGTCTCTTTGCACCAATGTCGCAGTGAATAAAGTTACCACCACCACTTGCTGGGAAGTAACATCCAAATCCTTGTATACCCTTGGATGATGCAATTCTAATAAATCGTTGTCTGTCTGCAATAGATGTATTTGCAAGGCGTACATCACACGCATAACCTTGTGAGTGCATACTTAATTTTGCACCACCTACACTTGCGTTGTATTCTGGGTTACGATATGCAGAAGTAATCGTCAATGGTGCGCCCCACTCTCTTGCGGTATTCTCAAGTATGGTTCTAAGTCTTGGGTCAATACGAGGGTCAGTATGTGGAAGGAAAATTAATAAGTCACCATCATAGTTATCTGTTTTCGTAACATCTTCAAAATTGTTTCCGTCATTCTCTGTTGCTGGTGGGGCGGTGATTGCACCACTCTGTCCAGTGACAGGAGAAGTACCACCAGTACCACCATCGCCATACTCAACACCCTCATTCGTGTTGGGGTCAATACCATTTGCTTGTTCAATAATTCGCCCGTTTAGAACGGCCGTTGCATGACCCTCAGTGATATTCAAGCTAGGAAGACCATATGCGGCTTGGACTGCTTGAACTGGTGAAACCTCAATTGGTAACAAGTCTGTTTCAACCACTGCACTTGCAACACCAATGTCACCAATGAACACCGAAGCAGAACCCACTCCAATTGGTTGTGTTCCATCAACTTCACTATCAGGAACATCATCACCCTTACGAGCTGCGTTCTGTGTTTCAGATGGTTGGTTAATCTTAAAGGTAGATGCACTGTCCATTGTCACTGCACCAGACACATCAAAGTCATATGTGCCGCCAATACGTTGAGTTGTGTTTGTCAGATAATCAAGAGTGACCGCTGACTTGATATGTTCATTGAACGTAGAACCGTAGATATTTGTAACCGCACCCTTGACAGATACAGATTGTGTAGAATCGTATTGTTCTGTGACTGCACCAAAGACAATCTCTTTCTTTGTTCCTTTGATGATGTGTTCTACGTTTCCATCAACTCTCACATTCCAATCGCCTTTGATGTAGGTATTGCAATTCGATTCGACTGTAAGGTTTACCTCACCCTTGACATAAACATTCTCCGAACCTACAATCACCTCAAAGTTATCACCGACAACCTTTGTGGTCTTATTACCGCCACCATCTATCTCGTAGAATGTTCCAGTACGGTGACGTTCATGAATTCTTTCGTTCTTTGGTGTATCGTCATATTCTCTGATGTGACCAGACTCACTTTGAAACACATGGTTATAAGGATACCGTGTTGCATAGGGATACTCTGGTAGTGCCCAAGGCGGGCCCGCAGAGGTAGGAATACTCAGATAAGGAATCTGTTCTTGTACTCGTGTTGCAAGTAATGGGTGAGGCCTGTTTGTGTTATTTACAATCAGACGATTGGTATCAGGTTCACCAGTTGCAAGAGGATACGGCCCGAAGTCCGGCGTTGCACGATACTTTGCGTCTTGTGTATCTGGTGCAGAAGTAGAGTTGGGGTCAGAGAAACCTTTGGATGGGTCAGGTGCAGATGCAGGGCTTCCAGTAAGAATGCCGAGGACAACAGGTTCTTGTAGATAGTCAGGGTCACGAAAGAAACCGAACACCCATTGCCCAGGCGTGATGTTTGGTAACTCGCCAGGTTTTGCAGTAGGTGGAAGAACGACTTGCGCCCAAGGAAGGTCTTGCGTAGGAAGTTTTATCAGGTCATCAGTGTGATACCCAAAGACACGCACACGAACACGGCCGAGTGCAACAGGGTCATCCCTGTCTTCACAAACGCCTATGAACCATGTGAACCCATCTCGCCCACTGAAATATGATAATACATTCTGCATAAAGAAAAACCCCTTTGCATCTATTTATATGACACAAAGGGGCTTAACTTTTAGTTAGAAATGATTATCGGTTTGCGATGTACATAGTAACTTCAAATCCGAATCTCATCTCGTGAGCGACTGGCTTAGTCCACATATGATTTCTCCTTTCTTATTGGATTATCATATCAGTAGAGATGCATAACAAAGTCTACCTTGAGATGTATATATTTTATAATACTTTGAGCAAAATGTAAATAAGGAAAATCATGAAACTTACCTCAAGAAGGCCAACAAGTAAAAAGACAATAAAACCTTGTAGGTCTGTGAATGAGGTATGTTCCCAAATGAATTCTTTTATTTTATTTTTCATAGTCATGGTCGGAGTGGTAGGATTTGAACCCACGGCCCTCGCATCCCAAATGCGATGCGCTACCAGACTGCGCTACACTCCGTTGTTTCCTGTAATAGAAGTCATCTTAATCAGAATGCAATTTACATCATCCTGTGTGAGATAACCCTTAACGGTATCGTTGTCTTTTGTGATGCCGGGAAGTTCTATCTGATTACCGTCATCAAAGACTGCAATCTCATAGAGTCCTTGTGTACCACCATACGAACCAGAGTGTTTGACCACAGAGAGTTGATACTGTCCGTAGTCCACAATCGACTGAACCCCATCATAGAGTTCATGGAATTTCAAGTCTGTAAATTTCATCACAAAGAACTCCTCTTCTTACTGACACTGCAAGGTATAAGTCACGTTACCGTCAGCATCATAAATCGGCGCAGTCCAACAATTTTCTAACTTACCGTTCATAATCGCACCAGTGGTATTCACAACAACTCCACCACCACCAACTCTAACGTCATTCGTACCACCAAGAACTTTGTTGACAATCAACAGAACAGTGTTCTGAGTCAACATATCGGTTCTCCAATCAAAGTCTGTTGCAGTCGCAACATTGGTCATACCAAAAACAAGGGTCAGTGCAATAAGTATCTTTTTCATTTTCTTTCCTTTTCTCATCATTACAAGCATAGTATACCTGTTCTCATAACAAATGTCAAGCATTATTTTAGCATTTTTTTCAATTAAATTCCCTTATAAATCAAGGGTTTACAGAAGTCCTT